CCCACGAGGGGGGAAGTTTCGCCTTTCCAGCGGGTTCACATAAGCCTGAACTCCATGGCTTCACAAGTTCTAGCTTTTCTTAGCTAGCTTTTCCACTATCTTGCGGCGGTAGTCGCCTGCAGATACAGAGTTTGAATCGAAGACTCTAACCTGAAACTGAGCAGGTATGTTTCGTCTGTCATTTCGGTTGTCGATCCATTGTTGTGGAATCACTTGGCCGGCGGCTGGCGTAATGCAGCACCAGGCTGAGTGGTTGTTGCCACATGGTTCCTTGAGCAGCTGGTAGCCGAAAGCTACTGCTTGTCCAAAGGTGGCAAGGGGGTCGTGGTTTAGGGATTGAGGCCGCAGGTTCGCATTGATAGTTCGGATCGTGGGATCGTCATTGTCAATGGGTTGGAGTAGCACTGCCTGTGCTGTGGAACCTGTTTCAGCAAGATTGCTGAAGTTGGTGGACGTCACTTTAAAAGTTGACGTTGTCGCAATCAAGCTGGAGACAGCTTTAAGAAGCTGCATGTTGAAGCCGGTGTTTGCAGGATAGTTGGGAAAGTTGTCAACATTTATCTCTGCTGCGTCAGTAATTGACATGGCTTCTGGCCTGGGTGCTCGAATTGGTCTGAATCCGAGCAGGTTCGGGTTGGCGTTGGTGTTCACTGGCAGGATGGGCGGAACCCATTGAGGTATGGGACGCACTGGGTTCAGTGAAGCACGGATCATGCCGATTGAGACGCCAAGAGCTGGAATCTCCTCGTACAAGTTGTGTGTTGCCTCGCCGATGGGGCCGTAAAGGCCGGGGATGCCATCTACTACTTCAGTAGGTAGAGGCGGGAAGGATGGGTACAAGTGTTGCCCATTCTTGGTGACGGCGACGCCTACACCGGAAAGGTATAGTCGGATCGGTTCCGTCAGGTTGAAACTGTGAGTCGCAGACATAGACAAGAGAGTCTCTTCTGCTGGTGTCAAGTCTTGGCCTGAGGATGCCTTCAGCGCTACAATACGCAGCCAGGTCATGGCAGTTACGTAGTAGTCGTGGACTTCAGGGGTCCATTGCTTCGCCAGGTTTGGGTCCGTGATGAGCATCTGCTGATAAGTTGCTCGGGACAGCTCGTTCACTGCGCTCAGTGATACGTTCTGCCGAGTCGTCAGGTTTACTTCCCGAACGGCCATGTCCTCTTGGAAGATGGCGTCAGATAGTGGCGACTTCTCGACAAAATCCTCCTTGCGTGGGGGGTTGGAGGCGTGCTTTGGCGGTGGAAGGGTGCTGGGCATCTTTGGCTTCGAGGCCTGCTTGCTGGGGGCTGGTGGTGTGTCCTCCATAGCAGCAGGAGCTTCTCGAGGTGCGCGTGGAACGTGTAAGTTCTTAGCGCGGGGATTCTTCTGATTAGCTGGTTTACCGAGATAAGGTCTTGGGTCCATGGCAAAATCAGTCGAATAAAGAAAGTGGGGTAGGTTTGTGTTGAAAGCCTTTAGCGAAAACGTTTGCTAAGGATTCGGGCACGAACTTCGTACCTCA